TCGACGTGAGCCTGGTCAACAGGCCCACGTACCTGGCCGAGTGCGTGGGTCAGCTGGCTGCCAAGGTGCGGCCGCTGCTGATCGCCGCAACCAGCTACGTCCTGAGCTACTGAGGACGTGAGTAACACCGGCAGCCCTGTGTCCCCTCCAAGGAATCCACAGGGCTGCCGGGCTCAACCCTGGATCACGGAAAAAAAATCTGCCGCGATCCAGGTCAAGGACGCAACACCCATCCATCAACAGAAAGGGGTGCCCCATGGCACCGAAGAACCCGAAGACCGTCACCATCTACGGGCGGCTGTCGTTCCCGGTCTTCACCGCGCAGGAGGCGTACGCCAAGAGCCAGGGCGGGAAGTACCCGGCCAAGTCCGTGGCCGAGGCGAAGCCGGACTTCCAGCTGCTGGTCGACAAGGCCCAGCTGGACAAGCTGATGACGCACGTCGAGCAGGTGTTCTTCCCGTACTGCGTGGAGCAGGGCGAGAAGGGCGAGAAGCGTGACGTGCTCACCAAGGCGGAGGTGAAGAAGCTGCTCGACGGGATCAACAACGAGCTCGACGACCAGATGTTCAACACCCCGGTCAAGCCGGTGCACGAGAAGACCGCGCCGCTGGCACCCGAGGCTGTCGCCGCGGTCAAGGCCATCGGCAACGCGGGTGTGGACATGGAGCTCAAGGCCATCGTGAACAGCGAGGACGAGCTGCTGGTGCCGGACCCGGACCAGCTCACGTTCCCGGTGCTCAAGCCCATCGGGCAGACGGTGCACTCGATGTACCCCGGCTGCTACGTGGCGGCCACGCTCAACCTGTACGCCTACCACAACGACCCCAAGCGGCCGGGCTTCGGCGCCGGCGTCTCGGTCGCTGTGTTCAAGGCGGACGGTGACCGCTTCGGCGGTGGCTCCAGCGTCGACGAGGACGAGATCTTCGCGGACTGAGCCAAGGGTGGCCGACCTCTTCATGGGGTCGGCCACTCACTCAGCACCGACACCGGGTCGGTGCACCACTGGAAGGAAGCAAGCATGACGGAGAGGTTCTCGGCCAGCCAGGCCGGAAGACACATGGCCTGCCCAGCCTCGGCCAACCTCGACCTCGCCATCCCCGGATGGGAGGCGCCGGTCGAGGATCGAACGAAGGACAACGCAGCGAACAGGGGCACGAACATGCACCTGTTCTTCGCCAACATCGTGGAGCTGCCGGCCAAGGACATCGCTGCGATGGCCTCGGCCTTGCAGTACGTGGCCGAGCTGCGCTCGACACGCAGGTTCAAGGTGCTGGTGGAGCAGCAGATCACAGCCGAGTGGCTGTCGACGAAGCCGACCACCACCGCGGACCTGGTGCTCTACACCCAGGACGAGCTGCACATCCTGGACCTGAAGACCGGGAAGATCCCGGTCGAGGTGGTCGACAACGAGCAGCTGATGTACGGCGCGGTGACCTACGCGCCGCTGGCACCGAAGGCGAAGGGTGCCACGCTGCACATCTTGCAGCCGTGGGCCGGAGGCAACCACTCGTGGTACGCCGACGCTGCCACGCTGGCCTCGTTCATGGACGAGGCGGTGCTCACCGAGAAGAAGCTGATCGCTGGTGACACGACCTTCGGGCCGAGCGATCACTGCAAGTTCTGCCCTGCCTACCCGCACTCGCGCGGGCAGAAGGGCAGGCCGATGTGCCCTGCCACGATGCAGATGCTGTACCCGACATTCATCGACGAGGACGAGATCCTCTCACTGTAAGGAAGGAAGCGAGATGCTCGACAAGTACAAGCTGATCGGTCTCGACTTCGAGACCTACGGTGCAGTGGATCTGTTCAAGCACGGGCTCGAACGCTACGCGTCGGACCCGTCGTTCAAGCCGTTGATCGCCAGCACCGCACGGTGCGCTGGGCCCAACGGGATGGCGTTCCGCAGGGAGTCGTTCGACTTCGTGAAGAACGGACGCGATGAGGTCGAGCAGATGCGTGAGCTCATCGGTGACCGCACCATCTGTGCGCACAACGCTGGCTTCGAGCAGCGGGTGCTGGCGGCGCTGGGCTATGACCTGCCTTCGGACAGGTTCGTGGACTCAGCGGTGGTCGCTCGTGCCCTGGGTGCGGGCGGGAAGCTGGAGGCGGCAGCGCCTCAGCTGCTGGGCACCGACAAGATGGAGGCAGGCAAGCACCTGATCCAGCTGTTCTCCATCCCGGGCAAGTACCAGGAACTGGGCGAGCACCCGTGGTTCGACGACGCAGTCGTGGCTGCTGCTCCCGATGAGTGGGAGAAGTTCCGGGACTACTGCGAGCTGGATGCCGAGCTCAGCCTGCGGCTGGTGCTGCTGGGGATGTCGTGGCTACCTGACCACGAGTACGCCTACGCGGCCATCACCCAGGACATGAACGTCGAGGGCTGGCACGTCGACGTGGCACTGGTGGAGGAGATGCAGCGTCGCTACCTGGAGAACCAGGAGCAGGCGCTGGTCGACTTCCGGGACCACTTCAACGAGCCGGACCTCAACCTCAACAGCCTGAAGCAGATGAAGGAGTGGTGTGCGGAGCGTGGGGTGAAGGCCACCTCGTTCAACGAGAAGAACGTGGCCAAGCTGATCGGTCGCATCGACGAGAAGCTGGACTCCATCGTGGGCAACGCCTACCAGGGTGGACGCTACGACGACTACCTCGCCGTGCGCCGGCTGCTGGAGACCAAGCAGATCCTCGGTGGCTCCAGCCTCAAGAAGCTGCAGGTCATCCTCGACACCGTCGGGCGTGACGGGCGGCTGCGTGACCAGTACCTCCACATCGGAGCCGGGCAGTCCTGGCGTACGACGGGGAGGTCGGTGCAGATGCAGAACCTGAAGCGCCTCGCAGAGCCCGGAGATACCGACGAGCTCTACGACGACGACACCATCTGGGACAACGAGAAGCTGGCGGCCAACATCCGCCAGGCGTTCACGAGCAGGCACCCGGGTGGTGCGCTGATCGTGGGTGACTTCTCCTCGGTGGAGTCGCGCGGGCTGGCATGGCTGGCCGGCGCGGACTGGAAGCTGGCGGCGTTCGCTACAGGCCAGGACATGTACAAGGTGCTGGCCACCAAGATCTACCCGGGCACCAGCTACGACCAGGTGACCAAGGCGCAGCGACAGACCGGCAAGGTCGGCGAGCTGAGTTGCGGTTACCAGGCCGGAGGTGGTGCGGTGCAGATGTTCGCCGAGAACATGGGCGTACAGATGTCCGAGGGGGAGGCGAACCAGCTGGTCAACGACTGGCGGCTGGCCAACCTCGAGGTGGTGGAGCTGTGGCTCGACCTGGATGCTGCACTCAACTCGGTGCTCGAGAACGGGATCCATGCTCGGGTGCTGGTTGGCCCGGGCAAGGACTACGTGCTGAGGGTCGAGTGCATCGGGACACCGGAGTCGCTGGTCAACCAGCACCCCGGAGCGCAGAGCATCTCGATGTCGCTGTTCGGTACGAGTGGCGAGCTGCTGCTGGTGCGCTACTTCCACGGGTGCTACCGGCGTGGCAAGAACATCTGCTACTACAAGCCGAGCCAGCTGAAGACCGGTGATCTGTGGTCGTCCCACTTCACGGATCCGAAGACCAAGCAGGTCAGGTTCTACACGATCTACGGCGGGAAGCTCGCGGGCATCCTGACGCAGTCGTTCTGCCGGGAGATCTTCTTCCGGTGCCTGGCCACGGTGAAGCGGACTGTCTCGCAGTTCGACAATCTGCACCTGGTCGGGCAGTTCCACGACGAGATCGTGCTGGACTGGACACCGGAGCTGTGCTCCGGCAACAGCATCAGCAAGGTCTCAGCGGTCGCCATGTTGAAAGGACACATGTCCGACAACGGGGGCATACTGGGCTTCCCGCTCATTGGGGATGTTCACGACGCCTATCGCTACATCAAGTAGTCAGTCCTCCAGGGAGACCGGGCCCGATCCTGCCACGGGCAGGGCCCGGTCTCCCTTACTGAAAGGAAGCGCCAATGAGTGTGACACACGTTGCCGGGGTGGACCCCGGGCTGGTCCATACCGGAGTCGTGGAGCTGGTCTTCGACAGCGCACGCAAGGACCTCGAGATCATCCCGACCACAGTAGTCGGGCCGGACGCTGACGCCGTGCGTCAGGTCGTCAACCCGAAGCCGTGGAACCAGCGTGCCGTGTTCATCGAGGGCTACCGCCCGCGGTCGAACTTCGGCACCGACCAGCGCATGGTCGTGGCGGTGAAGGAGATGAAGGACGCGCTGCGTGGAGCCATCGTGCTCAACAACACCGGCGTGAAGAAGGTGGTCAAGAAGCCACTGATGCAACTGCTCGAGGTGTGGTCGTTCCCGACCGTCACCCATCACCAGGACCTGCGCTCGGCGGCACGGATCGCGCTGCTCGGGATGCTCAAGGACCCGGCCCTGAACAGGCTGCTGTCCGACATGGTCCGTGACCACCTGAAGGGAGGTGGCTGGAATGTTCACGTCACCATCTGATCGGGCAGAGATCGACACCCTGCCCTGCATGAGCCAGCCGGATCTGTTCTTCGGCAAGCGGCACGTTGCCGAGGCCAAGGCCCTGTGCAACAGCTGCCCTCAGAAGCTGCCCTGCCTGCAGGGAGCGATCGAGTTCCGTGAGCTCTCGGGCGAGGAGCTCGAGGGGATCCACGGTGGGCTCACCATGGAGGAGCGCCGCAAGGTCTCCGGCTTCAAGCGCATCGCCTGATCCATCCATCCAAGAGAAGCGAGGAACGACATGAGTGAGAAGAGGGACGGCACCGTCGGTGAGGTCATCGACGGCCGTCGCGGTGTGTACGGGGATCCGACCGAGATGTTCAGCCGAGCGGCTGAGATCTGGTCGGGGATCACCGGGCACTCCATCAGCGCGACGGACGTGCCGCTGATGCTGATCGGCTACAAGGTGCTGCGGGCGCAGCACACGCCGGACTACTCCGACAACAGCGACGACATCGAGGGCTACCTCGACATCTTCCGCGAGCTGGTCGGGGAAGACATGGTGCACGCCCGCAGCGTCAGCGAGTACCTGGCGCTGAAGGAACAGCGGTGAAGCTGTTCGACCACCAGGCCGAGGCGCTCGCAGGGATGGCGGCTCAGCCGTCACCCCTGCGGGCGTGCCTGTACTTCAAGACCGGTGCGGGCAAGACCCTCACCAGTCTGCTGGGCGTGCGTCAGGCGGGCTCTGGCGAGGCCCTGGTGGTGGCACCACCCAGCACGCACACCAGCTGGGAGAAGCAGGCCAGTGACCTCGGCCTCGAGGTGGAGTGCATGAGTCACGCGAAGTTCCGGATGAAGACGACGAAGCTCTCGCGCACCAAGGCGGTGATCGTGGATGAGTTCCATTTGCTGGGCGGCAACACCGGCCAGGGGTGGAAGAAGCTGGACACCATGGCACGGCACCTACAGGCGCCGCTGCTGGTGCTCAGCGCGACGCCGAACTACAACGACGCCGAGCGGGTCTACTGCATCCAGCATGTGCTGGACCCGCACAGTGTGAAGGGCGGGTTCCTGCAGTTCCTTTACCAGCACTGCGTCACGGTGGAGAACGGGTTCTCCCGGACTCCGGACGTGCTCGGGTTCCGCCACTTCAAGGACGCGGCGGAGTACCTGAGCTCGCTGCCCTACGTGTACTACGTGGAGGACGACCTGGTCTACACGATCGTCGACGTGCCGTACTCGACACCGCTGCCGGCGGCGTTCGACGACTTCGGCTACAACGAGCGTGACCACCGGATCATCGCCAGCCAGATGGAGGAGCGGCACACCCGCACCTACCAGCAGATCGTCGACGAGCGTGGCCGGATCCACGACCACGTCTTCGCCGAGGTGCTGGCTGCGATCGGCGCCGGGCCGACGTTGGTGTACGCCAACCACGCCACGGTCGCGGAGGCTCTGGGCACCAGCCTGTGGAGGCACGGTCTGCCGTACTACATCGTCACCGGGCAGACCTCGAAGAAGGAGAAGGACTGGCGCATCCAGGCGTTCAAGGACGGGCGTGCCCCGGTCCTGGTGGGTACGGCGTCCCTGGCAACAGGGACGGACGGGCTCGACAAGGTGTGCGATCGGCTGGTCATCCTCGATGACACCGACGACGCATCGCTACGGCGTCAGCTGATCGGTCGGATCATGCCACGGGGGTCCGACACCGACGCCAGCAAGAAGCAGGTGTTCCGCCTGCTCCACGTCTGACCGACTCTCGCTCCGGGGTGGGGCTGGCAACAACGCCAGCGCCGAGAGGAAGGAACGACATGGGCAAATCCGTTGAGGAGCGGATCGCTGCTCTGCTCGATCAGCTGGAGAGTCCGACTCTGAGCGAGTTGGAGATCTCCACGATCGAGCGGAAGCTGCGCATCCTCAAAGATCAGCAGGGCTGAGTAGTGGGGCGGGATGCGTAATCCCGCCCCACTGCTCTCCATCCATCCACTGAAAGGAGGCTCCGATGCTGGAGCTCAAGACCAAGAAGGAGCTGAGCCAGGAAGCATACAAGCTGGCCGACAGCTTCAGCCTGGTCCGCTACCGCAGCACCACCTACATGCCGGCGGACTTCGAGACGGGCGACTCGTTCGTCACCCCGTCCGCCGAGCGAACCATCTGGATCCCGTTGAACCGGGACAAGATTCGCAGACAGGCTGCGCTGCACTTCGACACGCTGTTCGCCTCGGAGTCCGAGCTCTCGAGCTTCGACTTCATGGTGGCACAGAACTCCACCCAGCACGAGGGCGACTGCCGCACGTTGCTGGTGCGTACCGAAGACGGGCTGCGAGAGCTGCGCGAGGACGGTACGTTGCATGACCCTTCCGGTGGGTTCGTCCCGAACACGCTGGTGCCGAGGCTCAACAAGAGCGAGGCCGACAAGGAGCGGGTCTTCGCTGTGATCGCCGAGTGGCTGGACTCCGAGGAGGAGGCGCACTCGCTGCTGCGGCACTTCGCCACCGCGCTGGCCCCGGGCTGGTCGGCGGTGAAGTACGTGCTGCTGCTGGGTGAGGGACGCAACGGCAAGGGCCTGCTGATGAAGATGCTCCAGTCGATCTTCGGCTGGGACTCCTGCTCGAACGTGACCAGGCAGCAGATCGCGGAGCAGTCACCGGTGGTGACCGAGCTCAACGGGAAGCTGCTCAACGTCGTGTTCGACGGGCAGGCGGAGTACGTCAAGGACTCCGGCATGGAGAAGACGCTGATCGCTGGAGAGGTGGCGCCGATCCGTCGGTTGTACGAGTCGACACCGACGCCGGTGCAGACCAACGCGCTGTTCGTCGAGGGCCTCAACCACGAGCCCAAGTCGAAGGACAAGTCCTCTGCTCTGCAGAAGCGACTGGTGCGGTTCGCGTTCCCCAACATCTACGCCTTGGACCACAAGTTCGAGAAGGTGATGCTGGCCGAGGACTCCCTCGGGGCGCTGCTGTCCCTGCTGATCGACCACTACGTGCAAGAGGACTTGGTGGCCGAGATGCTCAAGCCAACTCAGAGGGCGATCGCCTTGCAGTTGGAGCACATGTTCATCAACTCGCTCGGCCTGCAGTTCCTCAAGCACATCGAGGAGGCCGACCCGTTGGGTACCTCGGGCCTCATCGGTCTGGAGCTCAACGAGCTGGTCCAGCGGTTCCAGTCGTGGCGGATCAAGGAGAACGACCTGGGCAACTGGGCCGAGCCGGACGTGCTCACCCTGTTCGGCCCGATCATCACCACGGGGCGCAAGTCCAAGCGCATCGACGGCAAGGTCCTGAAGGTTCGGACCCTCGCCACGCTGCGCGAGGAGGCGCTCGCATTCATCGAGACACTGAAGGAGGAAGCAGATGACGACATCGACGCCCTGGTGGCGGAGTGATACGTACTACCGGGAGGACCCCATGCCGGGGCACTTCCTGTCGTACGCCGGCCCCAAGGGCGTGGCCCTGGTCAGGGCGTGGCCCGATGGCCGCACTGACCAGGGCTGGGGCCTGGTCGGCAAGGACGGTGGCGAGGGGTTCATCCCTCGCTACGAGCGTGGCGAGTTCAACGATCGCCGCGTGCTGTACGGGTTCAAGAACGGGCGCTGGAACTTCGCGTTCGTGATGAGGTCGGTGCGCCTGGTGTGCATCGACATCGACGGCAAGAACGGTGGGCTCGAGCACGCGAAGCGGCTCGGGATGATGCCTCCCACCATGGCGGAGACCAGCAAGTCCGGAGA